AGAAGAAGGAACCAGTACAAATGCTTCATTGTCAGGTAATTTGTATAATATAAATAAAGTGTATATCGGACAGCGAAATGGTGATTTATTCTTTGATGGTAATATTGGGGTTGCTAAATATTATCAAGAAGCTAGAACACTTGCTCAAATAACTGATGATTTTAATGAATTTAAAACAAGATATGGATATTAAAATGGGATATGCAATCAAACTAATAGAAGAATTAAACACAATTGATTATACAAATTTAAAAGGAACTGCCGAAACAGTACGTAAATCAATTGATGGTACAAAATTTATAATTGAAGGTGATTCAATTACAGATTATACACACGAAGAAATGTTAGAAATTGTGCAAGGTGAAGAATGGACACAGCCAATTGAAAACCTAAACTAATAAACAAATAAATACAAAATTTACTACGATAAAAATTATAAATTTATATCAAACATATTTATAATAAAATAATAATTACTGGATAGGGAAAGTAATAAATGGCTAACGAATTCATCATTAAGAATGGATTCTTCTCACAAGGAAGTTCCAACATAACAGGTTCTTTATCAGTATCTGCAGGTATAACTGGTAGTTTATTTGGTACTGCTAGTTGGGCTCAAAGTGCTTCTCAAGCATTAACTGCTTCTTACTACCAAGAAACAGATCCAATTTTTGTAGCAAAATCAGCCTCACTTGCAACTACAGGCTCTAATAATTTTAACGGTAATCAAACAATAACAGGTTCTTTATCACAAGGATTAGAGGGGAATATAGCGTCAGGCCCCGGTTCACATGCTGAAGGAAGTGCAACCACAGCGAGCGGAGAATACTCACACGCTGAAGGAGATTTTACCCAAGCAACAGGAAATTATTCTCACGCAGAAGGTCAAAATACAATGACGCTAGCGTCAGCACAGTATTCTCATGCAGAAGGAAATAATACAATAGCAGCGGCTAACCACCAACATGTACAGGGCCAATGGAATATTACATCATCCATACCTGCAGCTTTTATTGTTGGTAATGGAACAGATAATGGTAATAGATCAAATTTAATATATGCTCATGATTCTATAGTTGAAATAACAGGATCCTTAAATGTATCTGGAGGCATAACAGGATCATTATTTGGAACAGCATCATATGTTAGTGGATCTGTATTTACAAATACTAATCCTGCTTTAAGTGCATCTTACGCTTTAACAGCATCTCATGCTTTAAATGGAGGAGGTTCAAGTACTCCTACTTTTCCATACACTGGTAGTGCTATAATTTCTGGTTCTTTAATAGTGACAGGCTCTACAACCTCTACTCTAGGATTTACAGGTAGTCTATTTGGTACTAGCAGTTGGGCTACAAATGCTTTAACCTCATCTTATTTTAGAGGACCAGGTTCTGCTACTATAAGTGATGATGGTTCTAATAATTTATCTATTGTAGCTAATAGAGTATTTATCACAGGTTCAAACTCTGTTCTAATTAGAGGAGATAATAATATTAGTTTATATGGTGGAACCACAGTATATGGAGATTTAATTCCTGGAGGCCCATATACTAATAATACTTCATCATATAGTTTAGGCTCACTTTCAGCAGCGTGGAAAGATTTATATGTTAGTAATGGTTCTGTATATTTTATAAGTGGTTCTAATACAGCTAGTATTAGTTTCACTAATGGTAATATTGATTTTGGAGGAACAAATATAATTATTCCTTCTGGGTCAATTGCACCAACAGCTTCATTTTCCTCAACATCCTCTTTTTTAAATACTGCTACAACAGTTGGCCAAAATCTTATTACATTATCCAATCCAACAGCTATTAGGTACCTAAAAATTAATGCTGACAACTCAGTAACTACATTAACCGCCGCTCAACTTAAAAATGATTTAGGGTTCTACAGAGTTGTATTGGATTCAGGCGTGTCAATAACCGCATCTAATACAAACTTAGCAGATGCAACGGGACTTTCGTTTCCAATAACTGCAGGTTCAAGGTATCAGTTTAAAGTTTATTTAATTGTTACAACGACTGCCGCTAATACGGGTTTTAAGTGTGGTATAAACACAGATGTAGCCGTGAATTCTATTTATTATTATACTCATCATAACAGCGGTGTGACCACCGCACAATTCCTTTTTTATTCAAATACTCTTGATGGAGCAAGTACGAACGCAGGTAGTTTTGGAACAAATAGATTATCAATTATTGATGGTAACTTATTCGCTTCAACTACAGGAACCGCAATTGTAAGGTTTGGTAAAGCATCCGCAAATGCAGGAACATTAACTGTGCAGGCCGGTTCATTTATAGAGTATCAAATTTTTTAATTATGAAAAACATACAACCTTTAGATATTTGGAGTGATGGTATTACTAAAACTGCCACTTGTATTAAACTTTATTTAACATATGATGATTTAGCTATTCAAGCAGCTTTACATTATTCTCTTTGTGATGATAATGGAACAACTATATATGAAGGTCAAATCTTTATAGCTGGTCAAGAATATATTGATTGGGGAACATCTGGGGATAGTAATAATGAAGCTTATGCAATAGCAGCTAGTAAATTAAATTTGACTCTTATTCCTTAAATAATTATTTTTACACTACTATAAAAAAAGTATTAGAATCACTCTGAACTATGACATATTTATAATCAAAATCTAATACATGTCATTAGTAACAAGAGCACAAAAAGGATCTAAACTCAGTTCAGCAGAAATGGATGATAACCTTTTATGGTTATCTCGAACATTATCAGGATCAGACAATACCGAAGTAATACAAGTAACAGGATCTTCTTTAGATGCTAGTAATACTCCTATTACTAGCTCATTTTTTACAGGAGATGGAAGTGCTTTAACTAATATTACTGCTTCATACCTCCCAGGTATTGATGGTAGTCGATTATTAAATGTTACTGCCTCATATATTTCTCCAAGTATATCAATTCCTGTTAATGGAAATAATACTCAAATTCAATTCAATAGTGGTAGTGCTCTTAGTGGAAGTGATCATTTAATTTATAATTATGATTCTCAAAGTTTAGAGCATGGAGCTACTAATCATAGTACAATTGGTTTATATTCACATGCTGAAGGTAGTACAAATGTAACTTTAGGTGATTATTCACATGCTGAAGGTATAAGCACTAGAACTGGAGTATATGGTTACACTATAGATTCTGTGGTTCTTAATGGATCAAACACAGATATTACATTAGATGATAGTTACGGTAATGTCTCTTCAGAATTTTCTACCACTAATTATATTTTAATAAATGATGTTAATTCAATTTATAGATATGATGATTTTGTTGCTGCTTGGAATGGTCTTAACACTATAGTCACTATAATTGGTATTGACCTCACAAGTATTTTTGATAATGGTGATATTATAGTTTTATCTAATTTAACTGGAACTTCATTAAAACTTAATCCTACAAACGCTGACCAAAAAGTAGCTGGTGATTATTCACATACTGAAGGCAGTTTTACTTATACTATAAATGATCGTTCTCATGCTGAAGGATTTCGTAGTATAGCAGCTGGTTTATACTCACATGCTGAAGGTCAAGAAACTATAGCTTTAGGAAATAGTTCTCATGTTGAAGGATATAGGACAATAGCTTCTGGAGACTATCAATTAGTAGTAGGTCAATATAATATAGCTTCAACTTCACAAAGTGCTTTTATTGTAGGTGATGGAACAAATACTGGTCGTCATAATGTTTTATTTGTATCTCAATCCCATTTTGAAGTAAGTGCTTCAAATATGTACTTACAAGGATTAGCAAATTCATCTCAAACATATGTTGTAGCTATTGATACAGCTACAGGACAATTATCATATACTTTAGCATCCGGAGTAGGTAGTTTAACTCCTGCTGGTGGTGCTAATACAAATATACAATTCAACAGTGCAAGTGCTTTTAGTGGAAGTAATAATTTTACTTATGATTATGATAATAGTATTATTACCTTAACAGGTTCAATGTTTGTTAGTGGTACTATATCTGCTTCATTTGAATCTAATACAGTTGGATTTTTTGGTACTTCATCTTGGGCTGAAAGTGCTTCGCAAGCTATAAGCTCTTCATATGTTTTAAGTTCATCTTTTGCTTCAACAGCTAGTTTTGTAACAACTGCTTCTTATGTGACTGGCTCTATATTTACAAGTACTAATCGTGCTTTAAGTGCTTCAAATGCGTTAACATCTAGCTTTTCAATAAGAACTTCATATGTGACAGGTTCTATTTTTACAGAACTTAACCAAGCTTTAACAGCTTCATATGCGTTTACCGCTGGTGTTGTAACTACAGCTCAAACTGCTTCTTATGTGACTGGGTCAGTATTCACCAGTACTAATCCTGCTTTATCAGCTTCATATGCTTTAACAGCTAGTTTTGTAACAACAGCTTCATATGTGACTGGATCAATATTTACTAATTCTAATCAAGCTTTAACAGCGTCTCATGCTATAACAGCAAGTTTTGTACGGACTGCTCAAACTGCTTCATATGTAACAGGTTCTATATTCACCAGTACAAATCCTGCTCTTAGTGCTTCTTACGCATTAACATCTTCATTTGCTACAACATCTTCATACACTACAGGTTCAATTTTTACCACTACAAATCCTGCTCTTAGTGCCTCTTACGCATTAACAGCTTCATTTGCTACAACAGCTTCATATGTCCCTAGCATAAGAGCTAGCTCTGCATCAGCAGCTGGTTTTAGTTTAATTGGTGGGGATTATGGAATAGTAATAACACTTTCTCCACAGTTTCCTAATGATAATTATGCTATAACAGTAACTGGAGAAGATCCTAGAAGTTGGACTGTAGAAAGTAAAACAAATACACAATTCACTATACAATCAAATTCATCAGTTGCATTAACAGGTCCTGTTTATTGGATAGCTATACCTTTTAATAATTAAAACATATGCCTATATTTCGTTCTAGATCTGGTAGTTTCCAAGCTTTACAGGTTACAGGTAGTGACTTGACCACAATATCTAGCTCTATTTATTTTAAAAATTTAACCACATCCTCTCAAGCATATGTTTTAACATATGATGAAATCACAGGCCAAATACACTACACAGCTTCAAGCGCAGCAGGACAAGGAGGAACCATAACATCTGTCACTCAAGGTGATGGTATTGCTGTAACTAACCCTGCTGGTCCTACTGTAACTGTAAATCTTAATACAGGCTCAACTCATTTTATAGGAGGAGTATCTAAATTAACAGGAAGTTTATTAACAACTTCCTCATTTAATAGTTGGACTGGTTCAGCTTCTTCACAATTTTCAGGGACAGCTTCATATGTAACTGGTTCAATATTTACTAGTACTAATCGCGCTTTAAGCGCTTCTAACGCGTTAACAGCTAGTTTTGTAGCAACAGCGTCATATGTGACAGGTTCTGTGTTTAATAGCACAAATCCTGCTCTATCCGCATCATATGCTTTAACAGCTAGTTTTGTAGTCACTGCGTCATATGTTACTGGATCTATATTCACATCTACAAATCCAGCTTTAAGTGCATCATATGCTTTATCAAGTTCAAATGCTTTAACTGCTAGTTTTGTAGCTACTGCCTCATATGTAACAGGCTCTATATTCACCAGTACAAACCCTGTATTGAGTGCCTCGTACGCTCTAACAGCATCTCATGCTTTAAATGCTGCTGCTGCTGTTAATACAGGGTCATTACTAACTACAGCATCTGTATCTTTAAACACTATTACTTTTACTAAAGGCGATGGGTCAACTTTTCCAATAACTGTTAACACAGGTAGTGGAGGTGGAAATGCTTTCCCATTTAACGGCAATGCAGTTATAACAGGTTCATTACTAGTATCTGGTAGCAACAGTGGATTTAGTGGCATCACAGGATCATTTACTGGTAGCTTAACTGGTAGTTTGTTTGGGACTTCATCATGGGCTCAGAGTGCTTCAAATGCTATTAATGCTCAAACAGCTTCTTTCCTACCTGCAGGAACTTACAATATAACAGCTTCATGGGCTCAAAGTGCCTCTCAAGCTTTAACTGCTAGTTTTGTAGCTACTGCTTCATATGTGACAGGATCAATATTTACATCTACAAATCCAGCATTATCCGCATCATATGCAGAATCAGCTTCCTACGCTTTAAGTTCATCTTATAGTTTAAGTAGTAGCTATGCTCTTAGCTCTTCATATGCTTTAAGTTCATCTAATGCATTAACAGCAAGTTTTATTGATGGAGCTTTTTTACAAGGTGGTAATAGTTTTGGAACAACTGCTCTTTTAGGTACTAATGATGAACAAAATTTAGTTTTTGAAACTAGCGGGTCAGGAAGAATGTTTATTAGTTCTAGTGGTATGATTCGAATAGGCACCACTTCATCACAATTTGGAGGTGACTTTACTACAATTCAGTTATACGCTGGCTCAAGTGAAAGTAATGCTGTAGGAATTAGATCTACTATATTATATCTTTACCCTCCAGGCACTAACACAACATCTAGAATTGTATATGGATCAAATGGATATACTGCTTGGACATTAAGAAATCTATCAACAGATAGTTTCCAAATCCGCTCAACACCAGGTAGTGGTAGCCAACCAGATCAAACAGTACTGCATTTATCTTCTGGAAGTGGAGGATATCGAGTTGGTATTTTAAATGAAAACCCACAATATACTCTTGATGTTAATGGTAGTACTAGAATAACTGGTTCTTTAATAGTGACTAGTAGTTTAAAAGTAAATAATGGAGCTTCTGATATTTTAGACACATCATTATTTGTTTTAACAGATGGTACACCTAGTATAGATTGGACTAATAGAACTTTAAACGATGGGAGTAATACATCATTAGATTGGTATTTTAAATATTTACTAGATTCAAGTGCTATCACATCTATAGATTGGACCAGCAGATATCTTCACGCTAATGATGGAACAACAACTCATATAGATTGGAGTAATCCTTCTTACATGGTACTTCCTAGCATAAGTGAATCATCAATAACAAATGTATTAGGCATAGATGGTAGTGGTAACTTATATTATACCGCCTCAAGTGCAATAGGTGGAGGTGGATCTGCTTTCCCATACACTGGTAGTGCTATAATAACAGGCTCATTAACAGTAACAGGCTCTATAACTTTAGGTCAAAATTTCTATGGAAAAATATATGATAATGATTCTCAAATAGTATTTGAAGCCAATAGACCTTTTATATCAGGCGGTAATACAGCTACTATTAAAAGTAATAATATTGATATAACTGGTTCTACTATAAATGTTATAGGGCAATTAACTCATTTAGCATTAACTAGTTCTTTTAAACCATTTTCTGATCCTAGTTATGTACTTTATAGAAATGAAGCTGGTGCCATTAACTCAATCCAACCACCAGGCAATGGTAAATATCCTTTTCCTTCTTTAGTAGCTAGAAACACAGCTGGATCTACAGTAACTGGCACTGTAGCTCAAACATTATCTATATCAAGTTCTTTAACTCTTGGAGCTATAAGTACTGGAAGTATATATCGTGTAAAAGCTTTAGTCACTAAAACAGGCACAGCTGGATCTACTTTTATTACCCTTTATAATGCTGATTCTAATGGAGAAAACCAAACCAATTTTTTAGGCCACTACACAATGTCAGCTGGGGAATTATATGCTCAATTTGAACGAACATTAGTAGTTAGTAGTTCAGGCCAAACTATAATATTCCCTACTGCTTTATCAACTATCACTGATGTGACTAGTAGTACTACAACTCCTACAATATCATCTATAAATTACCGCCCATTTGGAGGTGGGATTAATCAATTTATGTCTATGTATCTTCAAAATAGCAATACTGGAGATAGTAGTGTTGTTAGATATATAACTGTTGAAACCTTATAATAATATTTATAATAAATTAAAAAAATGGAAACAAAAGTTTTAACCCAAGAAGAGATTACACAATTAAAATCAGTACAACAAGACAGATTAAATCTTATTGAACGATTTGGAATATTAGAAATTCAAAAACAAGAGATTAAAAATCAAGAACAACAGCTTTCTAGTGCCTACCAAGAATTAAAACAATACGAAGAACAATTAGGAAAACAACTCCAAGAAAAATATGGAGATGGCACTATAAATTTGGAAAAAGGAGAATTCATAAGCAATTAATTTTTGAATTTCCTTAAGATATTTATTGATAAACCAAATAATAATTTAAAAAAACATGGCGAACATTTTATTATCACCCGGCGTATTACAAAGAGAGATAGACGCTTCATTTATAGCAGAACAACCACCCGCAATTGGTGCTGCGATTATAGGCCCAACAGTTAGAGGCCCTGTAAATGTACCTGTATCGGTTACATCATATACTGACTTCGTAGACAGATTTGGTGATGTTTTACAAAGTGGAAGTGGAATTTATTCATATTTTACTTCTATAGCAGCTTACAACTATTTTGCTAATAACGGTCAAAATTTATTAGTAACAAGAGTAGCTAATGGCGAATACACCTCAGCTACTTGTAGTATAGCTACTGGAAGTGGAACAGCTGGATCTTCTCCTTTTGCATTTACTTTAGCAACTATTTCTCAAGGAGCACTGATGAACAACTCAGGATCAGCTGATTCTAGAGGAGCTTTACCTTCTGGGTCTATTAACAATATTCGTGTTCAGATTAGCAATCCAGATACAGCTTCAGGAACATTTAGTTTAACTGTTAGAAGAGGTAATGATACTACTAAAAATAATATTGTTTTAGAAACATTCGCTAATTTATCTTTAGACCCATTATCTAATAACTATATATCTAAAGTAATTGGTGATTACTCATTTGACACAGCAACTATAGACGGTACAGTAACTTTACAAGTATTTGGTACTTATCCAAATAAGTCTCGTTACATAAGAGTATCAAATGTAAACACACCAACACCTCAATATCTTGTAGGTGGAGTAGCTAACCCAGCTTATACTGGTTCTATACCATTAGCTTCAAGTGGTGGGTTAGGAGCGGGATTTAGTGGTGCTGTAGGTAGTGTGATGGGTGGTGCTAAATTCTATGATGCGGCTGGTGCTGATGGAAATAACTCTCAAGGATTAAGTGGTAGTGATTATCAAACAGCTATTGATTTGTTAGCTAGCCCAACAGATTTCCAATTTAATACTTTATTAACTCCTGGTTTAACTTATGGTGTTTCTGATCATGAAACTTACATGGATGAGATAATTACAAACACTCAAGATAGAGGAGATAATATTTATGTACTTGATTTGATTAAGTATGGTCAAACTGCTTCATCAGCTGTAACTTCTCAAGCTAATGGTATTGACTCTTCATATGCTGCTGCTTATTGGCCTTGGGTTCAAACTCTTGATCCTGCTACTGAAAAGTATGTTTGGGTTCCTGCTTCAACAATGATTGGTGGAGTATATGCTTTCAATGACAGTGTAGCTGAGCCATGGTTTGCACCAGCAGGTATTAACAGAGGTGGATTATCAACAGTTACTAGAGCTGAAATTAAATTACCACAAGCTGTTAGAGATTCATTATACCAAGGTAAAGTTAATCCAATCGCTACATTCCCAGGACAAGGTGTTGTAGTATATGGTCAGAAAACACTTCAAACCGCTGCTTCAGCCTTAGATCGTGTGAATGTTAGAAGATTAATGATTGCTCTTAAAGGATTTATTGGTCAGGTAGCTAATGGTATAGTATTCCAACAAAACACTGCTGCTACTAGAAATAGCTTCTTAGCTCAAGTAAACCCATATCTTGAAACAGTTCAACAAAGACAAGGTTTGTACGCGTTTAAAGTAATAATGGATGAAGCCATTAACAATCCAGCAGTAGTTGATAGAAATGAATTAGTAGGTCAAATCTATTTACAACCAACTAAGACAGCTGAATTCGTTTATTTGAACTTTACAATCACACCAACTGGAGCTACTTTCCCAGCATAAGGATTAAAGGGTAATATATTTATAAACAAAATTAAAAACTCAACAACATGGCAATAATTCAACCAAATGAAATATTTTTTACAGCGTTTGAACCCAAACAGGCTAACCGATTTATCCTTTATGCTGATGGAATCCCGGCTTATATTATTAAAGGTGTAAGCGCTGTGACTTTAACTCAAGGTGAAGTAGTATTAAATCATATTAACATTTTACGTAAAGTTAAAGGTAAGAGTGTTTGGGGTGATGTCACAATGACATTATTTGACCCTATTACACCTTCTGGTGCTCAAACAATAATGGAATGGGTACGTTTATCACACGAATCAGTAACAGGTAGAGATGGTTACTCAGACTTCTATAAGAAGGATTTAGTAATTAATGTCTTAGGTCCTGTAGGTGATATTGTTGGAGAATGGGTATTAAAAGGCGCGTTTGTTAAAGATGCTAACTTTGGTGAATATAGCTGGGATACAGAAAATACAGCGGTGAATATCACTTGTACTTTAGCGATTGATTACGCAGTATTAAATTTCTAAAAAAACGTATAAATTTAATTTAAAAAGAACCCACATTTTTTGTGGGTTTTTTTTTCTTTCACATATTTATAAGCAACAAATAAAATGTTATAATAAAATTATCTATGGAAAACAAGTTTAATATGCCAACAGAAGTTATTGATTTGCCTTCTAAAGGTTTAGTCTACCCAGAAGCAAGTCCTCTATCAAGCGGTAAAATTGAAATGAAATATATGACCGCTAAAGAAGAAGATATTCTTACTAACCAAAATTACATCCAAAAAGGTATAGTATTAGATGAATTAATTAAATCTCTTATCACTACCCCAGGTGTAAAATATGAAGATTTGATCACAGGTGATAAAAATGCTTTACTAGTAGCTGCTCGTGTTTTAGGTTATGGTAAAGATTATACCTTCACTTATAGTGGTGAAGAACAAACTATTGATTTATCATTAATTGAAAACAAAACTCTTGATGAATCTTTATTCACTAAAGGTAAAAATGAATTTGAATATACACTTCCATCAACAGATACTAAAATTACTTTTAAGTTATTAACAGGTCATGATGAGAAAAAAATCAATACTGAATTAGAAGGTATAAAAAAGATAAATAAAAATGCTGCTCCTGAACTTTCAACTCGTTTAAAATATATGATTACATCTGTTGAAGGTAATACTGATTCTAAAACTATTAGAGAATTTGTTGATAATCATTTTTTAGCTCGTGACTCTAGAGCATTTAGAGAGTACATAAAGGAGGTGCAGCCAGATGTTGATCTAACCTTTTTTCCCGACGGGAGTGACTCGAAAGTTAACATTCCAGTTGGACTTAGCTTTTTTTGGCCTGACCTCTGAGATAGCACCACAATATAGGGTTAGTCTTTTTACTCAAATTCATGAAATAGTTTTTCATAGCCAAGGCGGTTATAGCTGGGAGACAGTCTATAACATGCCTATTTGGCTTCGTAAGTTTACTTTTCATAAATTGAAAGAACATTATGAAGAAAAAACCTCATCATCTAAAAATGATTTATCTTCTCAAACCCAACAAATTAAAGAAGGTAAAGTCCAACTCCCAGATCATTTTAAAGGTAAATTAGATAGAAAAGCACCTAAGTATTAAAAATTACATTTTTTAAATATTTATAATATATAGTTTTTAACACATGGCCGACCAATCTACTCCACTTTCAGATAAAGAAATAGCAGAATTAAGATCTCTTGTTAAACTTTTAGATAAAGAAATGTCAGATGTTGAGTTTAATAACTTACTCGCGTCTGGCCCTGCTGCTAAAAAGCTTCTTAATGATTTAAGAGGAGAAGCCTATGCTTTTACATCAAATATTTCTGATACAGCATTATCATTTAAAAGAGTACTTAATGAAATAAAAAACACCCAAAGTGGTGTTAATGATGCTGCTCGAGCATATAAGGGTATTTTATCTATAGCTGAACAACTGCAATCCCATCAAAAAGGCATTTCAGAATTAAATGAAAAAGATCTATCTAAACTCCAGCAAAAATTAAGTCTTAACATTCAATCTTTAAAAAACGCAAGTGAATTATTAGTATTAGAAGAACAAGATTTAAAAAACCAAGAAAGATTTAAAAACACAGAAAAAGATAGGGTTAAATTCCAAATTAATGCTTTAGAAGCAGCTAAAAAGGCTCTTAAAAACCAATTAAATGCTGATGGTACTAGAAAAAAATTATCTAAAGACGATCAAGAAAGATTAGAAAAGCTTAAAAATACATACTCTAATGTTGATAAAGAACTAAATAAAATTGGTGACAAATTAAAAACAAATAAAAACACTCAAATTGAAATTTCAGGTATTATAGAGGGAGAAGATGCTCATTATAAAACTTTAACTTCTACTATTGATACAGTAAATAGACAATTAAAAGATCAAAAAGAATTATTAGGTTTAGGTGGAGTAGCTGTAGAAGGTATAGGCAAAGCTTTAAATAAAATTGGACTTGGGGGTTTTGCTGGTGCATTAGGTATTGATGAAGCTCAGAAGAAAATGAAAGATTTTTCATCTGATATTATTAAAAATCGAGAGAAAGAACTTGCATTACAGCATCAAGTTAAGCAAAATGAAGAAGAAATAGCTAAAACATTAGCAAACGAAAAAGCTCTTGAAGATGAAATAGCAGCATCTCGAGGTGCACTTAGTGATAGTCAATTAAGATCTGGGTTTGGTGGTAAAGAATTAAAATTAAAGCAACTTGAATTAGATGCTATTAAAGCTGGGCGAGGTGAACAAGAAAAAGTATTATCTCAAAACCAAGCTAACCTAAATACTCTATCAGCTTCAAATAAACAGTATGCTGGTATGAAAGGTACTATTGCTGTTTTACAGCAAGGTGCTAAAGCTTTATGGACTAACCTTACAAAAGCCTTAAACCCAGCTAGCCTAATACTAGCGGCTATTGACGAAATAATCGACGCTATGAAGATTATTGACTCAGGAGCTGGAGACATGGCTAAGGGCATGAATATGACCTATTCAGAAGCTTTAAAAACTAGAGAAGAATTAGGTACTATAGCTGATCTTTCTGGTGACGCTGCTGTTACAACTAAAGGTCTTCAAGAAAGTTTAATGGCTGTAGGTCAAGCTTTAGGTTCTAATGCTAAATTAAATGAAGCTGATTTAGTCACTATGACTAAATTAACTAAACAAGCTGGTTTCACCCATGATGAATTAATGGGGATCCAAAAGATATCTTTGGTAAATGGTAAAACATTAGAAGATAATACTAAAGAAGTTTTAGGTAGCGCTAAAGCCCACGCCTCAATGAGAGGTTTAATGATAAATGAAAAAGATGTTTTGCGTGAAGTTAACAAAATGTCTGCTTCTTTAAAATTATCATTAGGCGGCAGTGCTGATAAAATGGCTGAAGCTGTTGTTCAAGCTAAAGCTTTTGGTTTAAGTTTAGAACAAGCCGAAAAAATGGCTGAAGGATTATTAAGTTTTGAATCTTCTATTTCTTCAGAATTAGAAGCTGAAATGCTAACTGGTAGATCCTTAAATTTTGAAAAAGCTAGATTATTAGCTTTAAATAATGATGTAGCTGGAGCAGCTGAAGAAATTGCTAAACAAGTAGGTACATCCGCTGACTTTGCTAAAATGAATCGTCTCCAACAAGAAGCTATAGCTAAAGCTACAGGTTTGACTAGAGATGAGTTAGCCCAATCTTTAATGGACAAAGAAGCTTTAGCTGCTCTATCAGCTAAAGAAGGTGAAACAGCCCAAATGGCTTTTGATAGATTAGTTAAAGAAGTTGGAATGGAAGAAGCTAAAAAACGTTTAGGAGATCAAGAATTAGCTCGCCAATATGAACAACAATCAGTCCAAGAAAGATTTAATCAAACTGTTGAAAAATTAAAAGAAGTATTTACAAGAATAGCTGAGCCATTAATGAGTATACTAGATCCAATAATGGAGGTAGTATTC